AGAAAATAAAGGAATATATTGTTTAGAACACAAAAAAGATGGTATGATAAATGTTAAAGATAAAACTTGTCTGCAAAATGGATGTAAAAAAATACCTATTTATAATTATAATGGAGAAAATAAAGGAATATATTGTTTAGAACACAAAAAAGATGGTATGATAAATGTTAAATCTAAAACTTGTCTGCAAGGGGGATGTAAAAAAATACCTATTTATAATTATAATGGAGAAAATAAAGGAATATATTGTTCAGAACATAAAAAAAATGAAATGATTGATGTTAAAAATAACAGTTGTCAGCACGAGGGATGTAATACTCAACCAATTTATAATTATGAACATGAAAATAAAGGAATATATTGTTCAAAACATAAAAAAGATGGTATGATAAATGTTAAAAATAAAACTTGTCAGCACGAGGGATGTAAAACTCGACCAATTTATAATTATAATGTAGAAAATAAAGGAATATACTGTTTAGAACACAAAAAAGAGGGAATGATTAATATTGTTAATAAAACTTGCGAACATTTAGGATGTAAAACTATACCAAATTTTAATTATAATGGTGAAAAAATACCGTTATATTGCTCCGAACACAAAAAGAGTGGAATGAAAAATGTCATATCTAAAATTTGTAAATCTAATTTATGTTTAGGCACACAATCGAATCCAAAATATAAAGGTTATTGTGCTTATTGTTATCAACATTTATTTCCTAATGACCCTCTTACATTCCAAATTCGGTCAAAAACAAAAGAGATTGCTGTTCGTGATTACATTAATCTTAACTTTGAAGGGTTTCAACATGATACTCCATTATGGACTGGTAATTGTGATTGTACCCATAGAAGAAGAATTGACCATAGAAAATTAATTGGTAATACTCTTTTATGTATTGAAACAGATGAAAATCAACATAAAAATTATGATGAAAAGGATGAGGAGATTCGGTATGATGATTTGTTTATGTTACACGGTGGAAAATTTATTTATATTCGGTTTAATCCTGATAAGTTTAAGAATAAAGATGGTAAATCTTTAAACCCTATGTTGTACACTCGGTTACCTATTTTGAAAGAAGAAATTGAAAAACAAATAGAGAGAATTAAAAATGAAGAAAATACTGAACTATTAGAAATAATTAAATTATATTATAATGAATAAAGAATTAAAAAGTTAATATATATTATAATTAACATGGCAGGCGGTCTAATGCAATTAGTTTCAGAAGGACAACAAAATGTAATATTAAATTCTAACCCCTTAAAGACTTTCTGGAAAACTACTTTTAAAAAATATAGCAATTTTGGTATGCAAAAATTTCGTCTTGATTACGAAGGCACACCATCGCTAAATTTAACAACTGAGTCTACATTTGTGTTTCGCGTAAAACGATATGCCGATCTTCTTATGGACTGCTATATTAGTATAGCAATGCCGACAATTTGGAGTCCAATTTTGCCTCCTCAAGCGGTTGAACAATCGGATGGCACTACTGTTTATACAGATTGGGGACCATACGAATTCAAATGGATAGACAATTTGGGTGCCCAAATGATTGAGAAAATTACTATTACTTGTGGCAATCAAAAATTACAAGAATACTCAGGACGCTACATATTAGCATCAGTACAAAGAGATTTTACAGGTAATAAAAAGGCATTATTTGATGAAATGACAGGAAATGTGCCTGAAATGAATGACCCAGCTAATGCGGGTTCAAGAGTAAATGCGTATCCAAATGCATTTTATACTTCCAACCCAGCTGGAGCACAACCATCTATCAATGGAAGAGTATTGTATATTCCAATGGGAGCGTGGTTTAACTTAAAAACACAAAATGCATTCCCTTTAGTATCTTTACAATATAATGAGCTTCAAATAAGCGTGACATTTAAGCCAATTAATCAACTATTTAGAATTCGTGATGTATTGGATTACAATAATGGATTTCCTTATGTAGCACCAAATTTTAATCAATATTATATGCAATTTTATCGTTTTTTGCAAACTCCTCCTGATGAAATATTGGGACCAAATTCATATGTGGATACGAGAACAAATTGGAATGCGGATATTAATTTAAATTGTACTTATTGTTTTCTCTCTAATGATGAATCTAAACTATTTGCCAAAAATGAACAAAAGTACTTGATTAAACAAATATATGAAAAACCTTACTACAATATTACAAACCAAAATAAGGTACAACTAGATTCTATTGGAATGGTAATTAGCTGGATGTTTTATTTTCAACGCAGTGATGTAAATTTAAGGAATGAATGGTCAAATTACACAAACTGGCCATACAATTATATGCCAGTGGATGTTATTCCAGCTCCTAGTGGTGGAAATTATCCAAATCCGGACCCAATAGGACCTACTCCAATCGGTCCAGGTACAAACCCAGATGGTACTTTATCAGGATTAATGATATCTGGTACTTATAACCCACAAAATATAAAAAATATTTTAGTTGCATTGGGTATTTTATTAGACGGCCAATATAGAGAAAATATTTTGCCGGTAGGTGTATATAATTTTGTGGAAAAATATACTAGAACAGATGGTTTCGCACCTAATGGATTATATTGTTATAATTTTTGTTTAGATACATCCCCATATTCATTACAACCATCAGGAGCTATGAATATGAGTAGATTCACAAATGTCGAATTTGAATTTACAACTATAAACCCACCTGTAGACCCGTACGCTCAAGTATTAACTATTTGTGACCCAACTACAGGAGAAGTAGTTGGTATAAATAAACCAACATGGCGCATTTATGATTACAATTATGATTTATATGTGATGGAAGAGCGTGTCAATATGGTTATATTTGTTGGCGGAAATGCAGGTCTTATGTATGCGACATAATTATTTTGAAACAATTTAAAACATTACATTTTAAATTGTTTACAGTTTAAATTCTAATAAATATTATTTATTTAAATACGTTTTTTAGATTTTCTATTCTTTTGTTTTATTCTTGTTTTTGAATAGCGTTTTAACTTTGTTTTTCTAATCCTCTTTGTAGATTTTCTTCTACGAGATGTTCTTCTGCGAGTTTTTTTATTATTTCCACCCATTGCCATTCGTTCAAAAATCCCCATTGCTTGATATTTATCAGCTTCTTCATTTATTTTAGCCATCATATTATTAGCATTTGGACCATATTTGTTTTGCATAAAATTTATAAAATGTTCTTTCCTTCCTTCTGATGATAATGGCTTTAATTCTGATTCTTTTGGTCCATCTTCTAAATATGTGTCTGCCCATTCTTGAACTAACTCATTAAATTACTCCTACCCTACTCCTACCCTAAGCTTTCGACACTATACTATACACTCCGTTTTTACATTCATATATAATTTATAATTTATAAGATTGTTGCATCATTCGACCCAACTCTTACTCGCGTATGATTTGAAAAAAAAACGCATTAGAATGCATTCTTTTTTTGGATTTACCTTTCGGTTTTACATTCTTATTGATAACCCTTTGTTCTATCTAGCTAGCTATCTACTCACCTCACCCTCTTCTGCATCCTTATCTTCTGCATCCATTGCATCTATTTCATTAATTTCTGGAAAAATGTATTTAAGATCAGTTGATGCTTGCCTCATAGCTATTTTTGATTCCATGGACATATTATAAGGAAATGGACGACACATTGTAACATAATGTATTCCTTTAAACATATCAAATAATTCAGATTGAGATCTGGCGAAATAATCTATACATGTTATAAAATCATGAGCAGATATTAATTCATGATTATGCTGACGACCTGAAATTAAATATTGTTGTTGATCATTGATATCACAACACTGATTTTTTCGATCTATCACTTGTCTAACGGTCGGATATTTTGAATATTCATAAATTATATTTATATCTGCATCTGAAATCATTGGACATTGATAATTTGCATGTTTATATATATTATGTCGGATAATTAGTTGATTCGGTTCTAATTCTTTATCCATTTCAATTAATCCAGATTTGCAAAATCTTATTTTGTCATAATCTAATGGAGATGCTGGACGAGTTTTAAGGCATTTGTTATTTAAATAAAACCATTCTAAACTAAACAAAAAATAATTATCTAAATAAGTAAATAAATCTTCATTTTCAGTTGTTGTTTCAAAATCTTCTTTTGAAATATGAATAGTAAGATATTTAGATTCATCAATATCAGTGGTCATTTCATTTGTATCCGCATTGCCAATTAATCGCTTTGATGAAGGTTTTGTAATAATTTCATCTAAATATCTAAACTTATCTGCTTCCCATGGTTTCTTTAACGAATCACTTTCTTGTTCAAATATAAATGGTATGATATCATTTGTAAAAGGCATATATGCTAAGGTGCCACACATTGTAGTTGATAATAAAATACATCCTGGTGGAACTAGTTTTCTTTCGGCATTTTGCGGTGGTCCTCCGTGACCTCGTACCGTAAATACTCTCATTTCCTCTGATTTCCCTGCTTTAAGTTTAATTCCACCATGCATATTTTTTCGGGTATGTTTTTTGCCTTTTTTAATACTTTTTTTAAAATGCTTACTTTTTCTAATATGCTTACTTTTTCTAATATGCTTACTTTTTCTAAAAAACTTTTTTTTATGTTTTTTAGTAACAATTTTTATACTTTTCATATATATATGTATATATTAAATAACATAATGCCAAATTTTAATTAAAAAAATAATATAAATCCCATAAATAACCTGTAAAGTTAACATATTGAAAATGGTATTTCATTTCTTAGTGTTGACA